GGACGACACACAGCCGCCGCAGTGGGGACAGGTCACGCGCGCCCATCCATGAACGTGAACTGCTGTTGCTTGTCAGTCCCGATCTTGGCGCAGTGCGTACACCCTTTACCGTTCCCGATCGGCGGGTTGTAGTGGTTCAGGTGCGGCGTCCCATAGCTGCAGGTCAGCCGCTTACGCTTCGCTTTCTTCATGGCTGTAACCTCACCAGCGGCACGTCGAAATGCTCATCCCGACAGTCCTCTGAACAAAACTTCTCGCCGGTTTCAAACGCCACAATCACCCGCTCGGGTAACGCGCGCAGACAGGTGACGCAGCGGTTCGCCCGGTCGACTTGTGCGAGCTGCTGATTACGCTGGCGACGCGCGACGATCGCTTTCCGGTTCATCGTTGACCGAACCTACTGAACCCATGATCAACCTTCACGAGTCTCGGCTTCCGCCGGCGTGGATGTGCGGCCTCTGCCACAGCCTCGACAAAGGAACCCCATTTCACGCCACACCAACCACAATACGAATCGGTGAATTCGTCCTGATTGATATAGAACGGTGCGTCAATTCGCGTGCCTTCCTTCCCGCAGGTTCGGCAGTGGTCGCTCATGATGCCTTAGCCTTCTGCCGAACCTCGCGCGCAATGAACTGCACGCAGGTTTCAGCGTTCACGCACCGGGGATCGTGACGACAGCCCATGCGAACCTTGTAAACCTCGCGCGCGTGCCGCATCTCTGCAACGGTAAAGTCAGGCTCACTCTCCGGCATCACCTCATCCTGCCATCGGCCCTGATTGAGCCAGGTCGATGGGTGCGGGATGTATTGCCCACCGTCACGCGTCCACTGCAGCGTACCGGCCTGTTCGGCGACCGCGGTCAACATGAGTGCGAGTAGGTCAGCATCGGGGCGCCGCTTTTGCCACGCGCGCCAGGCTGAATCCTTCCCTACCTTCTTCGGATAGGCCGCCCAGAATTCAGCGAACCGTTCCCGCAGGCCGTGAGCCGTAGCCTCTTGCCTGTAGCCGTTAGCCGTTAGCCGTTCGCGCCCGCCCGCGTGCGTGGGGTGCGGTGATGTTTCTGGAACTTTGCTGGAACGAAGCAGCAACAATGCCTGCGTATCGTCGGAACATTTCTCGAAGACTTCGCGCACCGGGATCGGGTTACTGGACTCCCGCGGATAGCGCACTTTCTGGAAGTCCTGCCAGTCCCATTGGCACACGTACCGGCGACCCTGGTGTTCGAAATCCATGAGAAGCCCGATGTCCACAAGCGTGCGTAGGGCGCGCTCAACCACCTTCGCCGGCTTGCGCGCCAGCACATCGTTCGCCTCTTGCAGCGTCACACCAGACGCCCGCATAACACCGTAGTCATCAGCCTTCACGAGATATGTCGCCCATACCCTGAACTCGAAGTCCGTCAACTGGCCGATCTTTTCGCTCTGCCCCATGCGCGGGTGAAGGAAGCGATCCTGTGGCATTCACCGCACCCGCCGCAGCCGCGGCGCCTCGTCTCTGGTATCCACGCGGAAGGCTTCCCTTCTGATCTGCTCAGCCTGCTCGCGTCGCTCCCGGCTCCGTCGTTCCAGGGCTTCGTCGTGCCCCACGAAGCGATAGTGATCCCGACTGAGCGGGGCGATGGTCGGTTCGGTGTTCGTGCATCTGAAAGGCCAGAGCCGCATTTACACCGTCCCTGCCGGCGCGCAGTTGACGACGTGCTCACTGACCGCCTTGAGTTGAAAGTTCTGGTTCTGACAGACCACCGGGAACTGACAGACCGCGCAGATCCAGATCAACGGATCCTTCACGGCCGGTAAGCAGTGCCCGAAGGCGAACGGCTGGTAGCTCATTCGGCCGGCTTTCTGGGCGACCGGATCCGGCCGTCCTTGTCGCTGAGGGTTTCCTTCTCGATCGTCCCGTCGTCCCGGCGCCAGATGAACAGCCGCGCATTCCCGCAGTCCTCATCGCCTGGTGTGACGGGTTCGTGATCAAACCGCATGAATCGGCCGTCGTTCTTGCAGCGCACCTTCCGCAGCCGATTGAGGTACTTCGAAATCAGGACGCAGTTCGTCGGATCGAGGATGCGCGTCGCATCGTCCGAACGCAGGATCGTGTGATCGACTTCACCGACTTTGTTCGGATCGCTGCCAGAGCGCGCGAGTTTGACGCCGGTCGCGCGACAGATCCCGCGATCACGGTCCCACACCGCCGCACGGTTGGCGTCTTCCGCCTTCTTCTTCGACTGACGTTTCTCTTGCCGCTCGATCACGGGCGGTGTGCCCTTCTGTTCGGCGCGCTTCGTGGCTTGCTGATCGCCCAGCGTCGGCCGCGACTTCATAAAATCGAGGTTCACAGGTTGCTCGCCAGTTCTGCCGTGTAGGCGTCTTCCCGCTTCCACTGACAGCCCTCGCAGACGAAATCAGGGTTCGGTGTGCAGTCGGCGGTCAGGTGATATTCAGGACAGATCACCTCTGGAGAGCCGTCGTAGTTTTCTTCCCAGGTGCCGGGGCACTCGGTTTTCGCCTTGCAGTCCGCGCACGGGTGATGGTGGACTTTGACTCTCGGCATTTAGGCGGCCTCCGATTCATCGGGCAACGGCACGACGATCCCGAACTCGGTCGCTGCAAACCGCACGCCCCATTCCATGAGCGTGGAGAATTCATCAGTCGTCAGATCGGAGCTGCGCTTGTTCGGTAATTCCTGCTGCAGCTTTTCGTCGTGGTGTGTCCCGAAGCATTTGGCGACGAGCGCGTAATGCACGTCCTCGTGTTCGTGCTGGTCGTAGCCGAGCCCTTCAGCGATGAGCGGAATCGCGACGCCCCACCACCACGCGTTCTGAGCAAGACTCCGCTGGTTCCGATGCTTCCGCACGGTGATGTCGACGTCGCAGCCAGCCAGCGATTTGAAGTACTGCTGCCGACTCGGTGCCTCAGACAACATCAGCCCGAAGCGTCCCGACTCGTCGATGTGGCCGTGGAAGACAGGAATCGGTTTCGCCATCACGCCGCCTTCCGCGCGAACCGCGCACACCAGGCATGTCGACACCGGGCGCAGGAGTAGAACCGCTCAGACGGTCGCCCACAGTGGCCACAGCGTCCCATCGCACGGCGACAGGCACGACGCCGACGTTCGGCCGCTGCCCTGACGGTTCGTGTGTGCTGGGTCGGCATCAGGCCACTCTCGCCCATGTATTACCAGCGCGTCGGACAAGGTTCTTTGCTTTCAAGATCGATAGCGCGTTCGACCGATCCTTCGGGTCCATTTCTGCGGTCTGCTTGATCAGTTCCTTCGCCGTCATGCCCATCGGCGCGCGACCGAGAACAGTCAGAATGAGGTTGCGCCTCGTTTCTGCCTCATTCCTATCGCCTGCCGGCCGCGGCTTCTTCCGAGGTTCGACCTTCGGCGCGGTAAGCGGCAACGCCTGCGGCGTCCCGTTCACGCCCCACACACGCGACAGGTTCTCAATCGCGAGTTCGATCGCATCGAGCCGCGCGGCCAGCGGGAGGCGTTCATCGCGCAGGGCCGCGATCGTGTCGGTAACGTGTTTGGGCGTTGCCATCAGGCCACCGCCAGCGCCAGCTTGTCGACCGACTCAACTTCCGCCTGCACTTCGTCGAGAAACAGCCTGGCCGCGAGTTCGTACGACGCGATCGCCGCTTCGTCTCTCGGCACCCGCACGAGCTTGAGCTGTAACGGATCGGGAAAGTCCGGGTTATAGGAAATCCAATCGCACCACTGTGCCCCGGTGATCCAGAGCTGATGGATGATCTGCTTCATGTATTCATCCGGCACGACGCCCGTGCGGAGGTATTCCAGGTGCGTCGCGGCGAGCGGACACTTCGCTTCGACCAACCCGTCGAGGTCGCCGACAATGCCGTCCGGGGAACAGCCCGCCATCAGCGTTGGGTGCGAGATGAATCCCACCGTCGTCAGCAGTTCACCCGTCAACCCCTCGTAGAGCGCGCGAGCATCGGCTTCGCGCTCGGATCCGATCCGCATGGCGTCGGTCTGGAAGTTCGATTCCTGCGCTTTGCCCGTGACCTGCTCGAGCATCAGCCGGACGCGGAGATTTCGCCGGCCCGCTGCTTCCTGCTTGTCACGTCGCGTGGTGAGCATGTCGGCGGCGACTGAGCTGGTGAGCCGTCCGCATCGGAGTTGAAACCATTCCGGCGACCGCTGCTCGCAGGCGTGAATGATGCGGGCGATCATCGGCGCGCCTCCGCTTTCGCCTTGATAACTTTCCAGACTTGCGCCTGGTGCTGGGTCAGGTAGAGCGTATGTTTCCGCAACGAGGACCGGAAGGTCGATTGCAATTTCGCGATCCCCTCGTCGGCCACGGCGCGCAGGTCGTTCAGCCATTCGTCGTATCCCTCTGGCGGGGTTGCCGCCCCGTTCCCGTTGCGTGGTGCCGTGGCCGCGTTGCCATCGTCATCGTCTTCGCCTACGGCCACGTTGAAAATCATCTTCAGCAGATAGCGCATCCCGTAGGACACGGCCGAGCCGGTCGCGTGCGTCTTCGTCATCGCGTCGCCGCCTTTGGCCCCCTTACCGTCTGCCGGCATGTCGATGTGGTACTGCTTTGAATGCCCGGCGGTATGCACGACGTCGCAGATCACGCGCACATGCTCGGATAACGTCGAGTCGCCCGTGTTGAACGTCAGGCCGAATCCGCTCGACGTGTAGATCGGCCGCAGGGCTTTATCGATCGCGGCATACGAGGCGTAGCGGCTGTGTGTCTGCGGGTTGCTGGCATCGGCCGCGATGGGCCGCATATTCGCTTGCGCTTCAGACATCGCGATGTTGAACGCGTCGGCCGCGCGCTTCGCCTCAGACCGTTCGAACAAGGCAACGAGGTGTTCGATCTTCTGGACGTCCGCGTTCGGATCGCACGCGAGTCGTTCGAACATTTTCACGATGCCGCCCGATCCGATCACGCGTGGCGCCGGTTCTCGTGTTTGTAATTCCACTGTCGGAATCGCCATTGCCTTCTCCTTTGATGTTGCCCCGATGCCCTGCCCGTGCTCGGGACCACACACGCATCACCCGGAGGTGGGCGGCAGCTCTAGGCGCTGATCGATGCCACGACACGCGGCTTGCGCGCCGGGGTGTTCTTCTGCTGCTGCTTCAAGCGATCGATCGCCGCGCGCAGCACCGCAATTTCGCTTTCGAGTTGGTCGATCGCTTTCTCAACGGCCGATTTCTTTTTGCTCATGGCTACCTCGTGGGATCAAAGTCAGGACGCACCGGCACCAGCGTTGAACGGTCCAGCGCGCCGAAGATGTCGTCCGCGCTCAGTTCTCGGCTGTCGTCGAGGACATATTTCAAACAGGTCGGACAGGTCGGTTCGTCCGAGTGCTCAGTCGATCGCACCCAGCGATTGCAGGCCGCCAGTTGATCGCGGCCGTTGCGTTCGGTCAGGGCTGGGATGTAGTGCGTATCGCTCATTGGAAATTGCCCTTCTGAAAATCCGCACGCACCCGACGCCGCTGCCCGTTGATCGCGTGCTGAATCAAGATGTCTTTCCGCTGATCGGGACTCAGGCGATACGGTGCCGAGATCCGCACGGTTCGCCGTGGGCGGTTCACGGTGCAGACCAGCCAACACGCACCCACGAATCCGCCAGCCGCACAGGCCACCACGAAGACGTGCCACAGGCCGGTCATCGGAGCACCACGGTGAGCTGATGCAACGTCGGCGCGGTGAGCAGGTAGACGTTCCAGGTGATCAATCCGGCGATGCAGACTTCGAGCAGAATCTTCATGCGGTCCTCTTGATCGAAATCGTGGTGTGGACTTCGACGCCGCCTTCGGCCAGCGCCGCGAGCGCGATGACAACGGGCTGCTGCATTTCCGGCACGTTGAAGTAGGCCGCGAGTTGCTGCGTTTCTTTGCCGTGTTCCCAGCGCGAGAGCTGGGCCTGATCGGAGTGCCCGAATTTCGCGGCGAGTTCTTTTTGGCTCAGCCCAGCAATCTCGCGCGCCCGAGCGAGAGCGTGTCCAACGCGCTCGACCCAAGGGTTCGCAACTTTCTTGAACTCGGCCTTCGCCATCGACGGCGACACGTTCTCAAGTCTTTGGCGATGACGCGCGAGCGCCGATTGAAAGAAGGTAAAAGCCATGACGAACTCACGCCCCTTTCAACACCGACTCGACGCCGCGCCGCTGCGCCCACTGATCCAGATGGTCCCGACGAAAGCGGTAGTTCCTTCCGACGCGCCCGTAGGGCAAACGGTGATCGCGAATCAACCGCATCAACGCCGTGTGCGACCCCAGCCCCAAGTGATCCACCGCACCGCGCCAATCGATCCAGGCGTAGTACGCGAGTTGATCGACCTGGTGGCGATGCTCAGTGAGCGGCTGGACCGACTGGAAACGCGCTACCCGCTTCACGACTAGCTCGCCTTCCGCCGGCGTGGATGTTGGCGCGCGTCGAGGAAGCGGCGGATTTTGAACATCGACCGCTCGCTCGGATGGGATTTCCCATTCAGCAGCTTGTGCAGGATGCTCGTGTCCTTGAATCCCATCTCGCGCGCCAGCTCGTTGTACGAGCGGTCCTCTTCGAGTCGAATGCGATTGATTTCGTTTAGTTCGTGTTCCATGACTTGTGTGTAGTGACAATCTAGACTAGTGCTGTGTCTCATGTCAAGCGTAGATTTCATAACTAGTGCTAGCGCCCAGCACAAGTCTTTGCTTACTGTCTGGTGTGTGGGAAAAGTCGCGGATTTTCAGGTGTTTAGGGGGTTTCTCGACGAGGCCGAATCACTCTATGGCCTGAAGAAAACAGTCGCCGAGCGGATCGGGATCGACGCTGCCCACTACACGAAGGTGTACAAAGGCGAAGCCTACGCCCTGAACATCGAGAATTGTTTGCAGCTGGCGCGGCTCATCGCGCGCCGTCCCTCAGACGTGTTGCGCGCCGCCGGCAAGGGGGATCTTGCCGACCTGCTCGACGCGACGTACGGCGAGACGCGGTACGAGCCGATCCCTGGTGGGGCTAAGGGCGCGGAATTGTTACGGCGCTGGGCCGAGTTCGACGACGAACAACGGGACGCGCTGTTGACGGTACTGCGGGGGATGCCGAAGCAACCAACCGAAGCCCCGGCGCCGGCGGCACACAAGAAGGCCGCACGTACTGTTCGCCGAGCGTAAGCATCGCGGTGCGTTGCTGCTCATTCATCGCGAGGAACATCCGCAAGAGCCGCTGAGCCGCCGACGCAGACGGCAGAGCTTTCCGCACGACGGAGAGCGAAGGGCGAACGAAGGAGTCAGACGACGCGAGGCGCATTGCGAACGGCCCTCCACCCAACGAGATATAGGCAAGCGGGGAAAGTGTAGCAAACGTAAACGCCGATACCTCAACAATTTCACGGAAATCTTTCTACGTCCTTATTGACCTGCCATGTCATTCGCATCGAGTAGGAGCTGAATCGCCGATGTCAGCCAAAGTCCTACGTATCGCCGGGTGGAATCCCCACATGGACGGCCTGAGCAATCCGCGCCCGCCGGCCGTGCCCGCCACGCTGAACATCACGCTGGAGGAGTACTACGCCGCCGCTGGTGCGATCGGCCTGCTGTCCGCGCAACTGCACGAACCCGATCCCGAGTGGGCGATGAAATGGTCCTTCGAATTTGGCGAGCGCATGGCGAAGGAAGCGCGGCGCCGGCGCAAACGTCGATGAGAGCCACGATGACGAAGCTCCTAATCGGCGTCGCCATCGTCGCGGCGTTCCGATTCTTTTGGCTGGCTGATTCGGCACGGCATGAAGCGCCGTTCTCGCATGGACAGTGGAGACTGCTGGGCTTCTCCGCGATCACGGCGGCCGGCGCCGTGGGCTGGTGGGGCCGTCGCTGATGGGCCTGTTCACGCGTCCCGATTCGCCGTACTGGTGGTTGTGGTTGGAAACAACCCGCCAGAAGGAACGCACCGATATTCGCATCGGCACCACGACCGATCAGCGCACCGACAGCCGACGACTGGCGAGCGATCGGTATCACCAGCGCATGAACGAGCTCGCGGCCAGGTTGTACAAACTGCCGTCCGCAATGCCGGCGATTCGCTTCCAGAAGTACGCCGACGACTACGCCCCGACGATCGCCTTGCACAAAGGCGCCGAGCGCGAACGGGAAATCCTGAAGACCTTGACGGCGTTCTTCGGAAGCGATGTGTTGTCGACGATCGATCCCGATCGCGTCAAGCAGTTCATGGCCGCGCGCCGGGTGACGGTCAGCGCCAGAACCGTCAACCGCGAAGTGGGGCTGCTCAAGTCGATGCTCCGCGACGCCGTGCCGAAGTACCTGAACACCTCGCCGCTCGCCGGCATGAAATACCTGCCGACGACCAAACCACGCCGGCGATTGATGACCGAGGCCGAGGAACGCAAGCTGCTGGCGAAGGCGAACGTCTATGAAACCGCCTTACTCGTGCTCGGGATCGACGGGTTGATCCGCATGGGCGACCTACTCGACTTGAAACGGACAGACCGCCGCGGCGCCTGGTTGCACATTCGGGATCCGAAAGGCGGGGATTCGTACGACGTGGCGTTGTCGGCTCGAGCACGGCGCGCGCTGGATGACCTGCCGAAGAAACACGACTACTACTTCGCGGTCTACCGCGGCGCCGTCACCGCGCGCGATCGACGCAGCCGGATCCGCCGCGTCCTGAAACGCCTGTGCCAACGCGCCAAGGTGCCCTACGGACGCGCAAAGGGTGGGATCACGTTCCATTGGGCCACGAGGAAAACAGGTGCCACACGGCTCATCCTCGACCGCCAGGCGCCTGTTCCAGCCGTGCAACGGCAAGGCAACTGGAAGACGGCCGATGTGCTGTTGAACATCTACGCCGAGGCCGACCGGAACGCCCAGCAACAGGCCGTCCGACTCCCGAGCCGTTCCCGTGGTAAGCGAAAGTCTGCGTAAATGCTCAATGTTTCTCGTGCGCATCCCCGCCTTCGCAATGCGGAGGCCGCGGGTTCGATCCCCGCGCCGTCCACCAACGTTTCCGAGTGGAGGGACCGTCTGATGTCCCGAGCACAACGCCCGTTCCAGTCCGTCAGAGTCCGACTTTCGCCGGTTTGTATTCCCGATCCATTCCCGGCCGGCGGATCCTGTCTCCTGAGCGATACACCGTCCTGTTCTGCTACGCCCAACGTTTCTATACTGGTGAGCTATGAAGTCTGAACGCGGAGCGATTCTCGTCCACGTCGCGATTGCCCTGGTCGCCTTGACGGCGTTCTCGGCCTTCGTGATCGACCAAGGCATGATGTACGTGGGCAAACGCCAAGCCCAGAACGCGGCCGACGCCGGGGCGTTGTCGGCTGCGATTCACCTGATGGAGCAAGGCGACGATCTGGCCGGAGCCCGAGTCTCGGCCCAGACGTTCGCCCGGCAGAATGGGGTTATGGGCGAGTTGTTGGACCCGGCCGAAATATCGGTCGATCTGCCGATCCCCTGCCCGCCCGGCACAGGCACCAGCGGCATTTCCTGCGTCAAGGTCGATCTGCATCACATCCTCCCGACGTCGTTCGCCCGGCTCGTGGACATCAATTCCCAAGGGATCGCCGCGACCGCGACGGCGCAGCTCATCGGCGCCAATCAAGCCGACTGCCTTCGACCGTGGTTCGTGCTCGACAAACCGGCTCCAGGCTATACCACCGACGACATTGGCGACACGTTCGTGCTCGACAGCCGGATCACGCCGTCAGGCTTCGGCAAGATCGATGTCGGCTCAGGCGAAAACGACGTGGTGAACTCCGTCCATCATTGCGTCGACAATCCCGGCGACTTCGCGATCGGGGAAACCGTCCCGACCCAGACCGGCGCCGCTGGGAACCCGACCGCGAAAGCCGTCAACGACGTGATCGATTGGGATCCAACCGCCTATTACGACCCCATCACGAAAACGATCAAGGATAGCTGCGCGCCAAATTGCTACTGCAACGGTGACATCTGCCCCAATGCCGCGAAGGGCATGAGCCCGCGCGTCTTCGTGGCCCCGCTGTGTGACCCTGTGGCCGATACGGGGTGCGTCAGTGGCGGGAACGGCTCAACACACACCATCACGATCACGAAGTTCCTGTCGTTCTTCGTCACCTTCGCGCAAGCGCACGGCAACGACATCGAGATACGAGCGATCCTCGTCGGTGGAGCGGGAGATTTAGGACCAGGGGAAGGGTCGCCCGTGGAATCGGCTTTCCTGAAGATCGTCCGACTCGTGCGGTGAAGCGCGTCGCGTGGGTCGTCGTCGCCCTGGTGCTGATCGGCGGTGCGTTTACCGCCAAGGAAATCTACCCGACGCAGAAATGGTGGATGCGCGCGGGGTACGTCTGGTTATGGGACACCACCAACAGGATCACCGGGAACGACTTCCCGACGCCCGATCGCTTCAAGTAACTGAACAGGTCAGTCTGCCGACGCGCCCACTGGGGGGAGTGGACGTTAGATGAGCCGACAGGCCGACCCGATCAGATCCTTACGTCCTTCGCCGTCACCACTACGCAGGACGGCGTAACCCAGCTATGCGCGCAGACTTTGCACTGAAAGTGACTGCCGCGTTCATCGGCCACTTTCCAGATGTGAACGCGTGGCCCCTTGTCGACTGTCGCTTCGAGATTGAACGCCCCGCACTTGGGACACTCTTCCTCTGGTAACGCCGCCATTCGCGTCCAACCGTCTTGCATGGAAAGGTCCGTCCTCTAAGTCTGCGGGGTCAGGATCGCGATCGTCGAGCTCGCACCCGTCGAGCGTTTCGGCGTCGTTTTGCATGAGGCACCTCGAGCAGCCGATAGGCTGGAACCGAGACTACGCCGCCGTCGATCCGTCGAATTTGTTTCGTCGTACGTTCCGCGAGGTTCGCCGCCACCAGCATCGAGACGCGCAATTCCGCTTGTTTCCGCCCACACCCGAACACGTCGGTCAATTCCTTCAGCGTGAACGCGTCGGTGTCTGGGAGAGCCGAGGTTTTCGCGGCTTCTAGGGCCGACAGCCAATCGTCACGGGTGATCATTCCTCCACACTCCGATCGATCGACCACACCCGCCGGCGGTAGTAGAACTCTTCGTCGCCTTGTCGAATCAAGATGCCGCCGAACTGCGGTTCGCTGATGCGCGCCCCTGGAATCTTCCAGACGTACGGCGTCTTCAACTGCCACGCCGGAGTCACAATCGCCGCGGCATAGCCTTTCGCGGAATTCAGGTCGACCGCGATACTGCGGTGCCGATGCGACCGCACGATAAAATCTGGCGGTTCGCGGTGCCAGCGCGCCGCCTCGACGTATTCGGCCGTGAGCTCCGCATTGACCGCCGAGGCTTCATGGGCCGCACTGCCAGTCGTCCCGACGTGATGCAGTAAATGCACCAAACAGGAACCCACCCGTTTCCAGAGGTCGAATCGCGCGTGCTGCCCTTCCTCGTTCGGCTTCGCGCCGAGGGATCGGGCTAGTCGTTCTTCGTTCTCGCCGGACTGTCCGACGTGCGCTTCGGTCCCGCGAATGTGGTAATAGGTGCCGCCAGAGTCCTTGCACTGCTTGACGATCGGCCGCAACACCAGTTCCGCGATCCGCGACTGGTCTTCAAGGTTGTGACTGATCTGCGTCGTGGAATTATGGTGTCGGCCGTCCACGGCGTCGCCGTTGTGGACGACATCGAACGGCTCGCCTTTCGTTACCTCCGGCACCCAGGTGTCCCAGAACTCGCGCCAGAGCGCATACATTTGCCCCTGCGCTTTCGAGATCCGATACGAGCCGCCGCCATCGAGCGGAATGACGCCGGGAGGTGCCAGTCCCAGCCGGCACCCGCAGTGTGTGTCAGAGACGACGATCAGATTCTTAACGCGCCGATCACGCTTCGCCACTTAGCTGCGCCGGGCGATCCGGCTGTCCACGTCGAGCATGATGCCCGCGAGCACCTGATCGTCGTCGGCTTTCGAGGCGAAGTATTCCTTCACCTTGTCGTAGGTCGTCACGCCGAGTTGCAAGAGCATGATCGCGACGTTCACTTCGTTCTGGAGTTGGGTGATGTCCATTAGTTCCCCGCAATCTTCGACAGCAGCGCGATCGCCGCATCGAGGGCTATGTTGACTTTCGAGGTGACGCCGGACGTGGCATCAGAGGCCGGCAGCGCCAGCGCGATCGCCTGCACCGAGCGCAGGGTCTGAATCAGATCCGGCAACGTCTTCGGCACGGTGCCGCTTTTCGGTGTGGCCTGAATCGCCGCTGTGACGGCTTTCACATCCAGCAGCGCCGCTTTGATCTTCGGGTTCAGCGCATCGCATTGCGCCTGAGAGATCGCTTTGGCCGCGCAGGCCGCGAACTCGGCATCGTCCACGGCGGCGACGGCCGATGCCACTGTGTAATCGACTTGAACGGCCAGATGGCGGGCTTTCGCGCAGCCCGCGCCCAGCATGAAGGCGAGTAGAACAGCCAGTGATAAGGTGACACGTTTCATAGACACACTCCTTTACCCGACGATTTTTCCGTACGCGGTGATGCCGACTGCGGTCGTGACGCCGCCCTGTACCCAGCGCAGCGTGGCCGTGTTCCAGTCGAATTGCTTGAACTCGTTCCAGCGGTGAAAGCCGAGGAACACGTGATAGTCCACGACGGCCCCGCCGACCGCGCCCGCGATGAACGCCTTCACGAGCGGGAATTGCAGAAACAGGTGGAGTGCGTGGAGCAGCCCAATCAGGCCCATGAATGCTTCCCCTTGTGTCCAGCCTTTCGATCGCAGCGCGTCATCGCGCCAGGCGGCGTGAGTTTTTGCTTCCAACAGAGCTGCACCTTCGGCCCCGGCACGTCGGGCACCTTCACAATGCGTTTCGTCATGGTCTGATCGGCGCGATGAACTCGCGGCCATCTCCTAAGCGTTTTGAGTAGACCCGCTCACACGGGCACGGCGCCGGCCCCGGCTCGAGGTCGTCGCGGTGGATGTAATAGCCGTCTTGGAATTCCAGCGGCACCGAGCGCGCCGCCTTCGCAAACTCGATCGCCAGCGTGAGCTCGGTCCCCGTCCACAGCGTCGAGTCCTTGCCGTGGATGCTGTGAAACGCGCAGCCGGCGTTAAGCAGCACACACCCGCGGCCGATGTCCTGCCAATGCGCCACACTGCCGTCGTTGTCTGGTGCGCGCGCGGTTTCGTTGATCACGCACGGCACGTTGTAGGGATCAGCCACATCTGACCAGCAGTTATGCACGACCTTGCGCGGCTGTGAACTGTGGTACGTGGCGTAGTCCCAAAGCGGAAAGACCGGCTGCGAATCCTGCGTACTCGACCCGTGCGAGGCGAGAATCGGCGGCGGCGGGCGTTGCATCCGATCGAGCGGGACGCCAGCGTTCGCCGGGTTGTCGGCTTCGTTGATCAATTCCAGCCGGACATTCGTCAGCGGTGCCACGGCTGCGATCAGGCTGTTCCAATGCGCGACCATCTGATCGGCGGTGCTGAAGAACGACCCGTACGGCCCGGTGAACCCGACGAATTCGATCCGCAGATTCCGTTTCGCCGTCAGCTGCGACAACTTTGGGATCAGGCCCGTATACAGGTCAGGATGCTCTGAGGGGACCAACCGCCCGATCAGGGGCACGTTGTAGGCGGTGAACACGCGGAGCGTCGTAAACCCAAGCTGTGACCGCTGGACGAGCACCGGATCGACGTCCTCGCCATTCGCCAACCGCCCGAGCAGGTTGAAATCAGAGGCTTCGATGTCGGTCACGCGCTCGCCGGTGTCTGACTGGAAGAACAGCCCGGCCCGCAACCACCGCGGCAGGATCACGATCGAGAACTCCAGCCGCACGTCGGGCAGGTTTTGGATATTCCCTTCGAGGCTGAACAATTGCAGGGCGAACTCGACTTGCGTCACTTGCCGTTCTGGCGCCGTGATGATCAGGTGCGCGCCCCAGCCTTCAGGGGTGGAGGGATCGAGCACGCAGTTCGCGCGCTTCACGCCATCCGGTAAGGGATCCATCTGGCAGCCGACCCGCCGGCCGTCGTCCGTCAGGAGTTGCGCGCTGGGGTTCGGCGCGTTGCGGATCGTGATCGCGACGACCCGCGCGCCTGGTGGTGGTTTTGGCGTGATGATCGGCGGCCGTGGCGGGACACAGGCCGCGAGGATCAGCAGCGCAATCATCCCGAAGATCCCGGCGAACCACACCACAACCCAGCCCAAATAGCTGAGTCGTTCGCGCCAGTCTCGGGTTGTTGCCGTTCGCATTAGAATCCTTCCCGACAAAGCAAAAGCCGCCACACCGACGCGCATCTCGCGCGACTAGTGGGCGGCTCCTGCCCATCGGCTCTTGTCAGATTCCCCGCGCGTCGAGCGTCAACGCGTTGCGGCCGGCCAGCCTAGGGGAATCGATCGGAGGTCGTTAGTTCAGTTCGTCAAATCCTGTTCTGAGCATTCTGGCGAGTCGGTTGTATCGGTTCATGTTCTGCTTCGCGGCGGTCGAGTTCAGCAGTTCCGTCGCCGCGGTCGCGAGGTCGCCGATCGCGAGCGCGTGAATCATCTTCGCGAACCCGCGGAACCCGTTCGCGCCGAGGTTGAACCGCACGTCGACGATCACCCGTTGCCGCACGTCGTCGAGTGCAGGGAACCATGCGAACGACGCGAGATCATGTAGGCATTCGTCGATGTCGTGATCGAGCAGCGCGAATGCTTCCGCACTTGAAATGCCCTTCGCCTGCAGGTTCCGCCCGACCCCGATCGTGAGGATCCCCTGCGTGTCGGCGTAGGGTTTCAGTTTCAACCCTTCGTGATCGACCAACTGATTGACGAGCTTCTGTCGGTCGGTCATTGGCGATACACCAAGCGGTCCAGTTTTTCTTCAATCCGCACTAGACGCCGCTCCAGGTCATTGCGTTGACTTTCCAGCACCGAGAGGCGTTTATCGAACCCGTTCGCCGTCGTGTTGTACGTCACCAAAATCGACACCACGATCCCCAACACCCACGCGACCGCCTGCCACTTGATGCCGCGGCCATCGAATTGCGTCTCGTCAGGATTCGTGATGCTGTTCATCATTCCCTTTAGCACCAGATCGTTGCGACGGAGTTCGGCCTGGTCACTAGCGCCACCGCTACTAGCAGAAAATGACACCGCGCATGCCGTTCTGAATGATTCCAGCTATGTCACCACCGATAGTGCAGGTGCCGTTTGCGCCCTTTTCAATCCACGCGGCAAAGTGATAACCGATACCCGGATAGCCACGATACGTTCCTGTCGCGGTTACGTGAATCGATGTTGCTGTAGCGTTAAGTGCACTCTGCGTGAATCCAGAGAACGCTGACGTGCTGTCGAGGCCCACGCCCACTTTAAAACCAGAAGTTGAGTTACTTCGTAAATCAGCGGAACTACGAACATCAAGGTCAACCAATGTCGCGGCATCACCTGAGACCCACGCCACCTGGTTTCCGGCGTTAGCATTGGCTTGTTGCCAACTGTTCGTTGTCCACGACCACGAATCGGTGGTATCAATAACATCAAGGGGTCGTGGAACTTGATTGTAGGCATTCCACACAAACCGTTTCCCGCCGACTTGCGAGGTTCGAGCCATGCCGCCACTATCGGCAACCGTGTTCGCGCCGTCCGCGCGAATCACGCCCACGTAGCGATAGGCGGGCGTTCCACTCAGCACCAAAATGCCGTTCTGATCCACGAGCGTTTCGGATTCCGTCGTGTCGTTCGTCCAGTCGGCCCCGAGGACGATCTGCGGGGTGCCAGCGTTGTAGTCGATGTAGACGTTTTTGTTCTTGCCCGAGGTGATCGTCAGCGCTTTGGTGATCTGGGTGACCGACTTCAGCACGACCGTCGTGCCATCGTAGAGCGCGATCTGTCCGTTCGTTTTGGCTTTCCCGCCAGGTGTGCAGGGCGTCCAGTAGATCGTGCCCTGCGCCGTCCGATCCGATGTCGATACCGGGACGCCGGTTTCCGTTGTCAGCCGTCCCTCACAGATCGCTGGCGCCGCGACACTCGTGATCGACGTGGCCCCTGAGAACACCACGGATTGCCCGCTGGCCGGCGAACCCGTCGTCGTGACGGTCCCCGCCCCGCCGCTGGCCGGTGCATTCGGACCACCGAATAGAATCGCTTCCGGTGTCGCGGAGGCTGTGAGCGCGTACCCGAAATCGCCTTCGACCTGCGGCGAACTATGCGGCGTGGCTTGCCCGGCGACCGTGTGCGTCTTCAGGAATTGCCCGCGTGTCGCCGCCGTGTTCAGGTTGATTTTCGGGCAGTACCCGCATGTCACGACGAGGCCGGTCGCATTGTTTGCGATCCCGTTCGGTTCAAGAATGACCCCGATCCCGCGCGTGGAGAGCGCGCCGGTTGCCGTGGTCGTGAATCCGTAATCGTTCGTGTTGTCGAGAATCACGACGTCGCCGTAATTCAGGTTGCCGCCTGATTTGTTCGTCAGGAGCGCGACGACGGATCGGTTCAGGGCTGTGCTAGACATTGGCGATCACGTACTCCATCGTGAGAATGTGTCCGGCCGTGGGCGCCGCGCCAAAGGTGACTTGCGCGCGATTCGCCGAGAGCGTGTAGCCGGTCGGGTCTTGAATCGATCCGTTGTCCGCAATCCATTCCAGGTATTCCGCGATGTCGAGCAGATTGAAGATCGTCGTCGCTCCGTCCCCGAGCAGCCGCATCAACCCGTGCAAATGCCCGCCGACACTGCTGCCGCCTGATCCGCTCGCGCTGATGGTGCGTACGCCCGCCACGGAGTCGTCGAACGTGATATTCGTGCCCGCCACTTCGCGCCGGGAGTTCGCGAGTCGTGCCGTCTCGTTCGCGGTCGTGAGGTACGTCGCGTCGTTCGGCGCTGCGCCAATTGCCGCCGCTGTCGAGGTGTACGGAATGACCAGTTGATTGCCGGCCGGATCGGTCCCGACGACGCCGCCCGAAGGTGAACCCAGCACCCCGACGCCAGCGAAGGGCCGCTTGCGTCCTCGTAGTGGTGATCTCATCGGTGCGCCTGCTGTTTCGGCGGCGGCCCGAACAAGAGTTCCGAGAGGTCGCCCTTCCCTTCCATGACGCGCATCAGTCCTTCAAACGTTTTTTCGATCTGATACACCGGCACCCCGTAGAAGCCGCCCGCCAATTCGGCGGCACTCTTGGACGCCTTCACCACTTTGTCGGTGTCTTGGCTCCTGATCGCGTTGGCGGTCTGGTTCAGCAACCGAATCGACGTGCCGAACGGCGCAAACGACGCCGGCCCCTGATAGTCCGGTGACGATAGGGCATTCGCGACTTCCCGCAGGCCGACGAACATGCCCATCGTGTGAGCAAATGCATCGCTGAACAGCGTCCACGACCACGAATCGCGCTTGTGGACCTGATGGAAAATCGCCGACAGCAGTACGAGCGGTGCGACGTTCAGCAACGTTGCGTCCATCACCTTGCGGCCGACGGTCTGATCCTTGTGAAAAATCTCGTAGTTCTGCCGGTGTAACGACAGCCCGTACGTCATAAACGTCGAGAACATTTTTCCGACGTAGTTGCGCTGTACCGATGCCTGATCGAGCAACCGGCCACCACCGAAGGCATCAGTAATGGCGGCGTCCGCGCGATCAGTGGCGCGGGCGCGGTCCTCTGGATGTTCGCCGAGCGCCTTGTGATAGGCGGCGAGCCACGTCGGGATTTCCGCCATCTGAATAATCTTGTGAATCCCGTAGAGGTACGAATCGCTCACGCGATGGGAGAGTTCGGGATCGACGCCGATGCCCGACAGCGCGTCACGAAATGCGGCGGCCCACGGCCCACGGTTCAAGCCGATGTCGTTCTTGATGCTGCCCAACCCCTCCATGCGAGTCGACCAGCGATTTTTCATCAACGACGAGTTCGCTTCGACAAAGGCGGCCGAGTTCTCTGAATCTTTCGCGCTCCCGAGCCACTGCGGAATCGCTTTCGCGACGTCTGACCAACCCACGCGGACCATGCCGCTCGTAATGTTCGTGACGTGGCGTACCATCGTCGCAAAGTTCCACGCGAGCCGGGCCATCATGTAGCCCTGACGCACCGAGTTGATCGACCGATACCACCCAGGTGGAGGCGTAGGCCCGATCGCCATGTCGCGGAACGCCGCCCGAATCTCGTTGTAAAACTGATCGCCCTTGTGCTCGTAAATCGCTTGCTGAATGTCCTTGCGGCCGAGAATCCGGCCGGTGTCGATCAACATCTCCCGGTGCGTCAGATCGTGGATGACCTGCTGTAAATGTTCGCCGACCACTTCAAGATCGGCCCGCAGCGGGATGCGAGTGTGTTCCGTGCGCGCTTCGGTGTGTCCGTTCGCAGTCTGGGCGCGCATGTGCGACGACTGCTCGATGATCTTGGCGAATGAGGCTTCATCGAATCCGCTCGCGCGCGCGCTGGATCGCCCTTCATAGGCGATCGGGTAATACCAGCCCGGCATATCACCGTGCGCGGTGCTGAACGGCGTCGGTTCAACCCACTTCGGCTCGACGCCGGTCACGCGCTTGTACAGCGTCCCGATCTGGCCCTTATAGGAGTTGATCAGGTCAGCCGTGTCTCGCACGTATTTCCAGTCTTCAGCCGTCAACGTGTCGAGAATCGCGCGGATCTTCGGTTCGGTGAGCGGGCCGGAGTTCCCGACCCCCGCAGACATCAACCGTTCGCGGTTACCTTCGTTGCCATAGTTCAGCGCGACAACCAGCCGTGCGGCTGTGGACAAGCTGCCGACGCCGGGGATCGGCGTTTTCGCGTACCGCTCGCTTTCCCGGCCCTTGAACCGTTCGTCGTTGATTGCCGCCCACCGCTGGGCGGCGTCGTGGCCCATCACAACTTCGGCGTTCTGCGCTTCGTGCGCTGGCCGCCACACATGATCGAAGAAAAACCCATCCTTGTAGCCGTCCAACTGACGCAGGAGGAACGGCATCGGCAGGTGGCCGAGTTCAGCCGCAACGAGCTTGCGCTTTAGGTTCGTCCCAGGCAGCCGTGGTTCCAGCGGCAGCACCTTCGCGCCAGATGAGTTCTCCGCGATCGACTGTGCCCCTTCGGCGCCGAGTTGATCGAGTTCGCGCTTGTCTGCCGCGCGGAGCAACTTGTTTTTGAACCGCGCCCAATGCTCGATCGACTTCGCGGCGTCATAGACACCGCGGAGTTCATCGACGGAGATGTCCCGGTAGTTCGCGCGGCGGGCGTCGTTCAGCAGGTCCGGCGGGATCGCGAGTTCGTGCCCTTGCCCCAATTCCTGCTCGACGAACTTCGCCAGCGATGCGCGCTTCCCGAGCTCCAGATTCGTGACGCGGGCGAAATCGTAACGATCACGCAGGCCGTCGATCTGCTCGAGATACCCGCCGCCCGCCTTGCCGATCCGTTCGCGGGTGACGGCTTTGTCGAAATGAGGGCCGAGATACTCACGGGCTTTGTCGCTGAATTCTCTGGCCGCGAGGGCTTCCCGGTAGTGGGCAAGGTTGATCAATTCCTGTTGTTTGGCCTGAATGGCACCTTGTCGATCGCCGGCGGCGAGCAGATCGAACGCCTTCTGACTGGCGCGCTGCGCGGCCATCAGGAACAGGCCCGGCTTGACATCACGGACCTTCGTACTACCGATGCGCTGTTCGGCCATCGACCGCAGCAGACGGGCCGGAGGGATGATCCCGCCTTTCCCTTGCGCGCCCGCGAGCGCCGCCAGTTCCGCCTCAACCACCTTATCGCGATGAGTGGCGACGGCTTCCTTCGCCGCATCGGCGAACCGGCCATCGAGCACGACATCACCGTGCGTCTCGACCATTCGGCGTTGTGCTTCGGTTTCAACGGCTTGATTGAACGGGACGGCCGACTTCAACGCCTGCACGAGTTCATCGCCCGACGCGAACCCGAACATGTTCGCGGCGGTTTCCACGTCGATCCCGCCGTCCACTCGGTAGGCATCGTGCTTGCGGAGGGCTTTCAACGTGTCGGCGTCGTAATGGGCGAGGCTGTCCTTCGAGAGCTTGATCGGCTCGGTGTCGTTGACGCCGTTACGGATCGCGTCGAGAGCACGGTAGACCGGCTGCGCTTTGAGTTCGTCGCCGACCTGCGCGGCGACCTTGTCCTTCTCGGTGTTCCACCAGGTTTGCCGCTCACGTTGCACCGCGACGAGAGCTTGCTTTTCCAGATCGGCCCGCGCGCGTTCACTGGCGTCGGCGACGGTCGTGCGGTACTTGGCGAATTGCTCGTCGCTCATCCCGGCGGCTTTCGCATCGGTAAACAACGGCCGGACGTCGCCTTCGGTTTCAGCCTGCTTGATCGCGTCGTCGCTCGCCAGCAACCGATCGAAGACCTGTCGGACTTCTGGCGAGACGTTGACAGCCAATCCCTTGATCGAGCGATACACCCCGACGAGCCACGCACGGAACCGGGCGAACACCGGCCGCAGTTCCGCGCTCGGGGCTTTTCCGTCCATCAGGTAGGATTCAAAGCCACGGGCAAATTGTTCGTGCTGCTGCGTGCTGAACCCGACGCCGCGATGGTCCTCGTCGGCGAACCACTCTTGCACCGTCGCCATGTCGGCGAGGATCTGCTGTTGTTCGTCCGTCCGCTCGGCGGGCGCGATCTTGGCGATTTCATTCGAGAGATCATCGAGCACACCGAGGAAAAGGTGTCCTGATTCGTGGATTACCGAACTCAGATCCGCGCCTTGAAACAGGTCGATCCTGGTCTGCTCATTGCCGAATGTGATCTTGGCGCGCTCGCCTTGAAACAGCGTCGACTGCTGGCCCTTCTTCGACGGCTTCGCAACCTCTGACGTCAGCGAAAACGGCGCGGCAAACTCCGGTGTTTTGTTTTCCGTGTCACGCACGGCGCCGACATCTGCGGGCAGTCGCGGCTGTTGCTCGCCCGTGCTGAGCGTATCGAACAGCCCGCCCGCGTCAGGCTTTGCGCCTTGATTGAACGAGTTTGGATCGAATGAGGTGTCGCCGCCCGTGTCGACCGCATCGCTTTCCAGTGACTTGTCGATCGCATCCGAGAGCGCATCAGTGAATTCGACCGGCGCGACCGTGCCCCACGACGGCGGAAGTTCCGGCGGCGACATGGAATCGTAGTGTCCGGCCGCCCGGTTCTCGGCCACACGCAGGACACCTTCGGCGAGGTTGTTATGCACGTCGCCGGTCGCGAGCAGTTTACTGATCGCCTCAGCGACCTTGCCGCGCGTCGCGCTGTTCTCGCGCGCCAGTTCTCCCTTGCGCGCACCGCTCGACACCTTGTTCAGCGGAGCAAAACCGAGGACGTCGTGATAGACCGCCGCGCCTGCACTGCCGGCCACCACCTGCATGTCGCCGCCGGCAGCGTTGCCATGCTTGCCGGTTTCATCGCCGAGCCAGTTCCACGTCCGGCCGACGAACGGGAACGTCTCCATTTCGTCGCGGATTCGTTCAATCTCGCGACGGACTTCCGGGGTAATGCGGGCTTGGTTTTCTTCTAGTGGACGACGAACGAAGGCTTCGTCGATGCCGGCGGGGGAGTGTATCCGGCGTGGTTCAGCGCTAGGGCCATTGCCTGCCCCTTCTCCACTCCCGCCTTGATCAGCGCGAGGCTGTTCTGCAGGACTGCTTGAAACGACTGGCCGGACTGGAGTTTCACTGGCGGCATTGCGTCCCTTATCCTGTGCTGGCGTGGTGCCTGTGTCAAGTCCTTCACGCTGGATCTGCAACCCGTACCGCTTGAACAATTCGGCCGGATCCACACCGGCCCGTTGCCCGAGTGTCCCGAAGGCCGATTCGTACAACGTCGCGTAACTCTCAGCCGTGGACTTCTCGAACCCGGCCGCGGTCAGCTGATCGATCATGTGCTGGCGGATCGGTTCGGTAGGCGGTTGGTTCGAACCTTCAACCTGTTGCTGGCGTTCGGCGTGGAACGCGGTTTCGAATGTCTGCGCTTCTCGCGCATTCATCTGCTCGGGTGCCAGTCGGAGTTCATTCGCAAAGAACGCGTTATGTTCGGTCGGCCCGATCTTCACGGCATACGCCGCCGTGGGAATGGCGAGGTCTTCACCCGTGCGGACCGCGCGATCGTACGCCTCCGGGTTGCCGACGACATCAGCCGCCACCACCCGAGGATCGAGCCCCTTCCCTTGCCAGTACGCCGTCCACGACTCAATCGGGGCGTACAGGGTGTCCGCGCCGGACTCTTTGACCTGTCCGTGAATGAGTTCCGCCGCCTTCTCCGGGGACCGCTGGACCGTCTTGGATTCGGCTGCTGTCTCGCCCAACTTCTCGACGAAATGCGCCGTGCCGTGGCCCACGACGGTCATCGTGCCGGCCGCCGCGAGGGCACTGACAACCGCGCCCCCGATCTCGCTCGGCTGCTCCTTGAGCCAGTCGGCCAAGGTCTTGTCTTTGTTCGCTGGCAGGAAGGCCCACGCGTTCAGGTTTTGGAGCTCGGTCTGAATTGGCATCAGAGTCACGGCCGGTAGGATCTGATGCGCTAGTGTGGTAATCAGCCCGCTTTTCGCGGCGAGATCCCCCAGCATCCGTTCCGCCGGAACGAAGCTCACGGCCGCCTGAATCGCGCCGTCGATCGCGCCCGTCGCCTCCGACTTGCCCACCGATAACCCCTGCTTGCGCGCCGTCCCGTAGGAACTGCCGAACCCCTGCGCGGCAAACATCGCGGCGAGACTCACACCGCCCGATACGGCCCCAGCGATGAGCGCAGGGACCATCTGGCCAGCGCCTTCGATGCCGCTGTAGATGTTGCGCTCGATGAAGCCTGCGCCCGTCTGTGGCCCTCTGACGCGGTTGGCGAGGTCTTCCAGGTATTTCGCCTTCCGGGCCGATTCTTCTGCGAGGGCCGGATGCCCGGTCGCTTCGCCGACCGCTTCAGGAATGCCGTACAGGCCGCGCGCCACATCCAACGGGAACGCACCGACCGCGCCCGCGAGGTTCCGGCCGTAGCCCAGCACCTTTTCAAACGTCGACAACGCCGGCAGATCGTCTTTCGAAACAGCCGCATTCGTGACGGACTGCCCGAGCCAGTCAGCGGTCTGTGGCGACTGTTTCAGCGTTTGGGCGGTTTGCTGCTGCTCGTGACGTTGCTTGATCGCATCGAAGTTCTTCAGGATCAGGTCGGTCGGCAGTCCGGTCGACTTCGAAATCTCGGTCGCTTGTGCGGCCTGTTCGGGGTTGATGGGTTGCGCGGCCTGAGTGGCAACACGGGCCTTCGTGTCCACCTGTCCGTACAGGTTCGCGATCGTCTGGTCGTACGTGTTCGGCGGTTCGCCTGCCGCGTCCGTCAACGGCTCGTCGTACTGGTTCAGCGGCATTACCGCTTCCCTGCCTGATCCGCGATGTACACCTGCAGCACGGCGTCATCGGTCACCGCGCGACCGTCGCGCTGTAGTTTCTTCTCGATCAGCGCCTTGTCAGCGCGCGGCACATCGTCGATCGTCAGCCCGATCAATCGCTTGCCGGTGACATTCGGGACGAACGGATGCAAGAGGCCATTCCAGAACCCACCCGGCACCATGACCACGCGCGAAATCAGATCGCTGGCGATCTTGTCGATGTCCTGCTTCGTCGCTTTTTTGTCGCCGTTCAGATGTTCGAACGTCTTCACCTGTTGGGATACCGCATCATGGAACCGCGCGACAAGCGCTACGTTGTCTTTGTCGCTCGTATCGATCCCGGCGGTGTGCAGTGAGTCAACGACGATCTCGTTGACCGACCTGAAATCGTTGTTCAGATCATCAGCCTTTGGCTTGTCGCCTTTGCGAATCGCGCTCTGGAGATCCGCGAGGTTCGTAAATTGCGACTTCCCGAGTTTGCCGAGATAGGTGATCAGATTCAATTTCGCGAAGCCTTCGGGATCCCGGTCGGCCTGCTGCTTCAACTGATACCACTGCGTGAGCTGCGCGGACGATTCCCCGTCGCCGTCTGCCTTGAGGTTCCGCTTTGCGTAGAGTTCCAGAGACGACCGCTCGCCGACGGTCAGTTGTGACCAGGTGGACGCGGGCACCGCGCGAATCCCGCCTTTGTCGATCAGGTTTGCCGCGTTGATCGACAACTGCTCGTGCTGTTCCCTGTCCTGCACGTTCTTAATCTGCTGATCGTGTTCGACGTAGGACTGCACCTTGTCGCGGAGTTTGGGATCGGAAATCTCTTTGACCATCGACTCGGCTTCACCCAGCGACGTCGCTTTCGCGGAAATCTCGTCGGCCTTCCGCTGCGCGTCGCCTTGCAGTGACCCTTCCTCGATCGCGCGCTGGACGGCCGCCAACTTGTCGCCGGTGATTTGTCCTTTCACCGCATCGAAGTAGACCGAGGCCGCTTGATCCTTGTTCTGCGACAGCAGGTTGTCGATCACACCGACGTGCGTCGCGGACTGGTACTCTGCGAGCTTTTCCGCTTTGACTTCTGGCGACCAGCCCTGCCGCTGAGCGAAGCTGTCTGTCACCACTTGCTGCCGTTGGAGTTCGGTATTCACGCGAACGGGATCAGTCGCATTCGCCGCCGCCGCTTCGATCGAGGTTTTGATCGACGCGTCGTACGTGTCGTTGGCGTAGCGATCGGCTTCGACCGAACCGTGTCGATCGAGCGTGCTCACGATGCCCTCGCGCCGGCGCGTCGCCAGCCGCATCGCCGCATCCTGTTGCCGGGTGTTCAGGTTCCCGAGGGCTTCCTTGCTGAACTCATCGAACTTCTCGGAGTAATCCGCCGACAGCCCGACCGCATCCTTGCCTTTGACGGTGTTCAGGACACCCGTTTGCGGGTCGTAGAGGTTCTGGTGCTCCCACTGTGCGAGCTGGTTGTCGTAGTCGGTCAGGGCCACCGTGTCGGCGTGGTCCCGTGCGTCCTGCTGGATCTGCCGGTACTGATCGGACGCGAACCGCCCCACGCTGTCGAGCACACCCGCGCCAAAGGCTTCGGCACCAGGCACGTACGTTTGCCGAACGTCCGGCAACGGCCGAGGCGTGACTTGCCGTGTCAGCAGAGGGACGCGCGGCACGTTAGCTGAACCTTCCTTTGTTGCCCGGTGATGTCCGCGGCGAGGTCGAGCGCGTCCCCCCACTCCCGAACCCATACTTGGCCCCGAGCAGTGTCGTCGCCCCACTCAGCGCGGAACCAGCCGCCCCGTAGTACTGCGCGGTCGCCGCCTGGTTGCCTGCCATGCGTGACTGTTGCGCCTGCACCTTGTAGCCCCACGCTTCGCGCTGAGAATCAAGGCGGATCTGTTGCGCGTCGAGCTCGCCCAGATACGCCGTATCCGCTTTCACATCGACCGGCGAGCCCGTGCCGACATCGACGTTCTGCCCAGCGAAATCAGCCGTCTGCGAGCCTTCGAGCACCTTGACGCCTTGACGGTAGTTCCCTTCGGCGACTTTGCCGCGATCGAGCGCGTCCTGCGCTTGGAGCTCCGCGACCTGCGCGTTGTATTCCCCGGCTTTCTTTGCGGCGCGGCCCGCCTGGATGTGGCCGGCGACGTTGATCGCCGTGTCGGCGACGATCGCGATGGTGAGTCCTACCGGCACAGCAGCACCTCCATACCGTCGTGGGTGACTTCCACAATGGCGTCGCGAACGTCAATCACGATCGGGCGACTCCGCACGATCGCGATCAGCCCGTAGCCCGCGCTCCCGGCCCAGATGTTGTAGAACTTCACGGCCTTGTCGACGTTCCCGGCCTGCAGCATCAACGCCGTCGCACCGACCATGTAGTCGTGAACCGGATCATCGTCGTGCGGTTCGAGTGCCGAGCCAGCGGCCTGTTTCGCCGCGGTCAATTGCTCATGGAACGTTTCGCCAACGGCTCGCGCCGCGTCGCAGCCGAGCGCCCAGCGATCGATCGAGAGATGAAACACCGTGCCAGACATGCCCTGCCGTGTCTCAAACAGCGGCCGGAACCCAGAGCGTCGAGCGGCCACGTCAGCGCCACGGTTCTCGGTCGGCACGAGTGTGCGCCCCTCAATGCAGTCCGTTTTCGTGAACATGTACTGCGCGACGTCCCGCATGAGATCAGCGGCTTCCTTACCTTGCCCGTCCGGCAGGAACATCGAATGCACGTCGTACACGCCAGAACCGAGCGCGATCAGGAGCATCGCCCCGTGTTCGGATTCGAAGGCGACGTTGTACGGATCTGAGAACAGCGCCGACATGTCGATCGGCCCGTCACCGCCGAGAAACGGTCGTACGTCGGGATGATTGGCGACGGCGTTCGCGTGTCGCGCGTCCATCGTGCGCCTCATCCCCCGACTCCCGTCTGCAGAATCAACCCCAGCACATTGCACGGCAGCGGATCGGTGTGACGCAGGTACACCCGCCCGCGGGGTTCCCACGTCGCCGTGATGTTCACGTCGATCGGCCCGCTCTTGAGGCCCGTCGTCGCTTCCCACGGTTCCGGCTTCGAGGCGAGTAAATGCGTATCATCCGGCCCGGAGAGGAGACTGCCAGCGGTGCCATGCACGATCGCGGTGATGCCCTGCACGCGTTTGCGCTTGTCCCGCAGGCTCGTGCCGTCCGCGTCGAGGTCCAGCGTGATCAGGTCGCAGTTCTGAATCGGCAGGCCAATTTGCACGACCGACGCGGCCACGGCCAGATCGGGCGTGAGTGCCCCGGCTGAAATGGTGTAGGACGTGCCGGCATCCACGCCGTCAGAAATCACCACCCCATCGGCCAGCACCGCGACGCGTTGGCCGTTCAGATGACTCAAGCCGGTAAAGTGTGTCGCTGCCGCGCCGTCATAGGTCAGCCCGCAATCGACGTAGAAGGCATCTTCCAAGGCGTCCGCTTCGGCCTGAAACGGCGCTTCGAGCTTTTCGATGTACCGCACGGTCGAGCCATTGATCGTGCGCTTCACGATCGCGTACAGCGTGTCGACGCCGGCCGCGGTGTCCGGCAGCACGGCGATCGACTCGACGAGCCCACTGGCCGCCGTGGTGCGGTGCCGGTGCCACGCGACGACTTCCTGTTCCTTGACGTAGGTCACCCCGAGCAGCCAGCCGTCCGAGCGCACCACCCACACGACCGGATGCGGATACCGGGTAAAGGCTATTTCTAGGATGCTCACGCCTTCGAACAGGTGCGAGGCCAGCAGGTTCAGATCGACCGGCGAGAACCCGCCTTGTGACTGATCGAAGTCCAGCGCCCGCATCGCCGTGCCAAGCGCTTGCGCGTAGATGATCGAATTCCCGATCACTTCCGGCCGGACGTTCACGCTGGCGCCGATGTAGCCGATCTGCACCGCGTTGATCGACGTCGGACGAATCACCCCGGCATCGTCACCCTTGACGACCCATTCGCCCTCGTCGGTCAAAATAACGAGGCTTTGCAATCCGACCAGGTGCGCGACGGGGTTCAAATGGTTGCCGGCGAGGTTGAACGACACCGCATCGTCATCCTCAAGCGGCACCGAGGTCGAGTAGTTGTGATACGCCCCGACCTGCGAGCCTTCGACGTCCTCCGGGTTCACCTTCGTGCGGCCCATCCACAACCGCTGTTGGTAGTAGGCCGCGGTTCCTGGATAGTTGTTCGTCGTGGCGAACAGCGTGCGCGTCACCGGCGGCGTCACGGTGTAATCCGGCTGATAGCCGGGATCCTTGAAGCTGTTCGAACTCGCGACGCCCACGAACCCGTAGATGCCATTCCCCACCGGATCGAGGAACACGTAGTACTCGGCCGCGCCGGTGACCGCCGTCCAGCCGAGCACGTTCGGCAGGGCCGTTGTTGGCGCCGCGCAGGCCGCTATCGTGATCACCGCAGACGGGTACGACTTCTCGTACGTCTCTGTTTTCGCGGTGACGAGCACGTATTTCATCGTGAGCGCGCCGGCGGCACCAGGCGTGCCAGTCAGGCCAGCGATCGGCGGCCCAATCGACGGCGCCGTGGTCATCTGCACGAGCACCCAATCCGTGTGCCCGAGGCGTTGGAGTTCGTACGGTGGGTAGCTCGGATGCGTCAGCGTCAGGACGTCAGCCGACTGCGTGACGTGAATCCGTGGCACGTCGGCCACGAGGTAGGGCGTTGGGACTTCGTAGATCGTCCCGGTCAGCGGATACCAGTACAACACGTTCGGCGGGACGTGGTTGATGTGGGCGAGGATGCAGTAGTAATTGATCCCGCCCGACACGACCAGATCCCCGGCGACGTAGTTCGTGGCCCCGTTCCAGGCGGCGACGCCGGACACGACGACCTGCGCGCCGTGCCAGTAGAACCGCACGTACAGATCGCCGAATTCCAGCAGGTAGGTCTGATCGTCGCCTTCGAAGACGAACCGCCTGAGCTTCGCGGCTTTCGTCGAGTCTTTCGTCGTCGCGACATAGCGCAAGCCCGGTCGCTTGGTGATCCCGCCTTGCTGCTGAATGATGAAATTTTGGCAGAGCGCAACGCCGTGGGCATACTTCGCCTGATCCGCGCGGGCGTACATGCTGGGCGCGAGTTCCCCGCCGACGAACGACCGTTGCAGTAGCGGCTCGGTCATCGGGTGTTCGTCCACTCCGCATCGCCGTTCTTCGGCATCTGTGATTCACGCGTCGCCACGGTCGCCGCGAGTTCGGTCGCGAGCGGATAGACCGCCATGCAGGTTTTCGTGACCTTGTCGTCTTTCGCGAGGGACGGCGCCAGATAGGCCGCCAGCCGCCAGGTAAACGCATCGATAAACAGGTCATCCGCCCAGAGGTGATCACAATCGATCACGGTGTATTCAAGGACGGCGAACCGTTCATGCACGTAGAGCAGCAGGCCGTTCGCATCCCGGCCGACGCGAAACGGGGGAGGGTTTTCGTTGTACGTCCGCGCCATCGACGCCGACGTGCCAGACGGCAAGAACCGCCGCGCGAACAGACAGTCGCTCGGCCAGCGATAGGCGTACGTCCAATCGCCGTTCGCCTGACTGAGCACGGTCAGGTTCCAGTACGTGCCGTTCGGGGGTAGGTGATTGATATGCGAGAGGATGCAGTAGTAATACAGGCCGCCGACGCTCACCGTATCGCCGACTGCGTACGTCTGATCGGCCGCCCACGCCTGCACGTTGTCGTCGTCACTGGTCGCTGGTCCCTGCGTCTGCACGAGTTGCAAATATTTCGTCGCAAACGGCCACGGGAACTGGCGCAGCGTCGCGCGGAGGACGTGATCAAAGACGATCCCGCCGGTGTAGGCTTCGCGCGTCGCGTCGCTGATCGCGGTGACGCCTTTCGAGACGCCGATTTTCAAGAGCGCCAGATTCAGCAGTTGGACCGAGGTCATGGCAGCACATCCGGGTTCAGCAGGCCAATTTCCTGCACGTTCACGTCGTACGGCGTCGCCCACGAGCCAGCCTGCGCGACGCGCGCCGAAGGATCGACACAGCCCATTGCTGGCGGGATTTCGTCCGCGCCCCAGCAGCCCAGCGCGGGCGGGGTGTTCTGACATTCGGCCCCGCCGCCACCGCCACCGCCGCCTGTCGTTCGATAGAGCAAAAACGGACAGGACTGCGAATGCCCAAATCCGGGCCACGTATCCGACGAATTGCCCTGAAATAGTCCCTCTTCGAATTCGACATTGACCACGGATCGCACGGTGAATCCGTCCGCAGCGTTGATTTCTCGGAATTCGTCGAGGCCGTCGCTGAGTCCAGGTTGCAGCCACACCCAAAAATGCGACGTGTCGACCGCGCCCGTGAGCCGATCGACGTAGTGGGTACTAAAGAGGTAGGTGTTTAGCACCACACCCGCCGCGTCATAGCGAATTACGGTGTCTTGAGTCAGCGGCTTGACGAAGCGCACGACCACGGACCCATCGCCCAAGACGACCATTGAATCGTCGGCTAAGGTCGGCCCCAACGTGCTCCACCCAGCGCCCGGTCCAGCCGTCAGGTCAGAGAGGGCGACGTTATTGATCACGTCCCAACGATGCACCGCCGAGGTCAGGCTTTCGGTGTAGTACAGGATCGCGTTGTTTGCCGAAGCACCTAATCCCGTCACCCGACTAGCCGGCGCCATTGCGCTCCCGATCGTCAGCGTGGCGTTGATCGTGCCGTCACCGAGGACGATCTGAACGCGCGCCAATGCCCCGACGCCACCGCCGGCGTACCATCGATCGCCACTGAGCGCGGAACGGATCGGTCGCGGATCAAATCCCGGTTGCGCGTGTGTCGCGACGGTGTTGAATTGATTGTCGAGGACTCGCCACCCGTCGAGTTCATCGTCCTCTAACAACATCAGGCCGGACGGGAGAGAATCCCCAGCTTCACCCGTTGGCATGTCGAGGATGAAATCGAGGACCGAGCCGGTCACCTTGCTGAGAATGGCGAGCGGGAACCCTATCGTGTCATCGTTCACGATCAGATCGCCATCGGCGTAGGAGGCCGGCGCAAACTCCGCGAGACGCAGACTCAGGAGCGCAGGGATTGGCGTGCCGGACAATTTTCTGATTCTCAGAAAGTAGACGGTGTTCGGCGCCACCGGCCACTGCGACGGCAGTCCTTGCGTCGCAGCTTGAAGGCTTGGATTGATGTCGTACGACACGGGCGCGGCGGCTGGACCTAACCAGATGTCGACGTTCGGAATATAGGTACTGCCCGCATCACGCCACGGATTGAGCTCGATCACTTTGGCAGTTGGCGAGGTAGTGAATTTCACCCACACCGTGTACACAACTCCGGCGTCATCGACGCGTTGCTGGTAGTGCAGTTCTGTCGTGCTGAGCGTACCCAGGTCGATCGCCGTGAGCGCCGAGACGTTAGTAGGAGCCGCCATCAGCGGCCCCTCAACGCGCGCAGCAACAAATACAGCCAGCCCGCCCAGAACGAGCAGTAGCAGACAAACAGCACGGACCAGAAGGCCACGTACCACGCCGGCGGGCTGTTCACGAGTCGCCACATCAGCCGTTCAGGACGTCCCGATCGCCGGTGGGAATGCCGAATTTATCCGCGTTCACCTGGTCGTGATGCCGACGCAGCGCTTCCTGCGATCCGACGTTCCGTTCGGGCGTGTCTTCCTCCACGACCTGCATCCAGATTTTTGAGAAGATGCGCGGCAGCTTCGGATCACACTTGGCATCCTTCGGATTGCTCGGATCGGGCGCCGGTCCTTCGAGGACGAACACGCTCCCGACGTGGCGGTACGCATCGCCGTAGTACCCGTCTTTGATCGCCCGCACCTTGACGCGAATCACGGCCGGCGCAGTGGTCACTTTCCCCATCAGTCACACTCCTGGTTAGTACTTGGTCGACTTCCCGGCCTGCTTCAGCGCGATCGCGACATTCTGCGCGTGCGTGCGTTTCTTGCCGGCCGCGGTCTGCGAGTTCGACAACTCGCGAATGTTCGCGCTGATCGTTTTCTGACTGCTGCCGTTCTTGAGTGGCATGGCGACACCGAGACGCTGAGCCCGAAGGCCCAGCGTCCCCAAGTGGTCGACTTACGGGATGTAGTTCTTCGCGTAGCTCATGGCGAGCGGGGCGAAGAGGTCGTGCGCGGTGAAGTACGAACTCACCGTGATCGTCGCGGCGCCGCCCGTGGGCACGTAGCGGCAACCGATGAATCGCAACATGCCGGCGACCGGCAGCGCGTTCGGGAATGGCAGGAAGAACGTGTACCCCGCGACGAGGTCCGCGTTCAGCTTGGTGACGGTAACCAACGAAATGAGGCCCGCCGAGAGGGCCGCATCCGTGGTCTGGATGATTTCGAACGTGGCGCTGGTGAGCGAGGCGGCCACATCGACCGAGATCGCAAAGCCCATCGGGACGCCGCTGGCGATCAGCCGCTTGGGCGGGGTGCCCGTGCCGCCTGGTGTGCCCAGGTCGATCGAGCTGGTCGAGACGGCCGAGGCGGTGACCGCCTGTGCCGCCGAGACTTTCAACAGAGAGTCGACATACATGAACGGTTCTCCTTCGAGAAAAAGTGGGTGAACGTCCCGGTTACGAGACGAGCGTTTCCGCGTTCGTGAGCTGATCGGACAACCGCACCGGCACGTCGCCGAAGACGAGGATCCGCTTCCCGTCAAAGTTCTCGTAGGTCAGCCCGCCGCCCGAGCCCACGGACTCGCGCGCTTCCCGGCGCAGGAGCCGCCGCATCGTGCGGTTCATGTAGAACACGCGACGCCCGAGCATGTTCGGGATCGTTTCGATCGCGGTTTCCATGTTCGTGATGATCGTTTTGATGTTCGCCGCGTCGGTGTCGCTGATGTCGATGTTGCAGAGGCGCACGACGTAGCGCCAATCGCGGAGGGCGATTCCGGCTTTCCACTGGAACCGCTCCTGCATGACGCGCATACGCGACCCAGGCAGGCCGGCGGTGACTTCGGCGGTGACTTCGCCGTAGTCGTTGTGTTGCAGACCGGCAATCGAGCCCTTCGGGAAAATGCCCGTGCAGGTGTCATCGCCCCAGCTCACCAACCAGATCGAGGCGTTGTCGGAACCGGAGCCGCCGCACTTGATCACGTTCGACCCGTTCGGCGCCGTCGAGAGCGAATACCGAACGCTCAGCCCGTTGAACTGCTCCTGGTTCAGTCCGGCGTTGCCGTAGAACAGGACGCGCGCGAGTTCCTGGTTCATGGCTTCGATGAACGCGCGCGCTTCGGACAGTCGGAAGGCGGCCGTTTCGCCGTTCAACTTATAGACGTCGATGTCGACTTCCGACCACGCTTCGAGGATGCCGCAGCCTTCGTCGATCTGCGCGGTGATCGACTTGCTCGGGGTGATGCCAGCGTTCAGTAAGCGCCAGGCAACGGTCGGCAACCCGACGCGAACGCTGGTGCGGTGCCCGGTCGGCAGGTTGCCTTCCATCCAGTTCATATCCGTCAAAATGTCGTTGCTCTGGTTCAAGAGTTCGACGAGGGCCGCGGCTTTGCCGTCTGGGTCCATGCGCTTGACGATTTCCGCGAGGGTGAGGTTGCCGACGCCGAGCGCCGCGACGCCCACAGCGCCGACGCCGATGTAGTACCACAGCGTGTGACTCTGAACGGCGCCCGCGCCGCCCATCGCCGCATTCGCCACACTGACGCCGAGCGTCAGCAGCGACAGAAAGACCAACAGGATTCGACTCAAAACGCGCATGAACGTGCTCCTTACGCCTTCGCCTCTGGGTAGAGGGTTTGGGCGATTGTTTTTTGTGGGGTGGACTGACCGCCTGGGGTGGTCGGGCCGTCTTCCTTGAACTTCGCGCCGAAGCGCGACAACGCGCGGACGAGCAGCTTGTTGTTGCCGAGGCCAAGGCGATCGATGAATGCTTTGGCTTCAGCTTCCTGCTCGCCAAACAGTTCCTTGATGCCGCGCGCTGCGTGCTTCAACGTCGTCTCGTACTTCGTGCCGCCGAGTTCGGGATCCGCTTTCAGATCCGCGCCTTCTTGATCAAGTTGCGCGATCGCGGCGACGAGCGCGGTGTTCTGGGCTTCGACGTACTTCTGCGCTTGCTCTTGCGTGAGCCCGAGCGCTTTCACCTCGCCGCGATACCGATCGAGGTCGGCACCCGTGAGGGGCGATTTCTCCGGCAGCGTGAGCGCGTAACTCTCAGGGACGTGGGGCGCAGTGGCCTTCCGGTCATCTGTGGTCGTCGCGGCTGCCTTCGTGCCATCGGCTTGCGCCGTGGTGTCGGTCGCGGCTTTCGAATCGGCCGTCTTCGTGTCCGCTGATGTCGTATCCGCCTTCGTGGTGTCGGCGGCTTTGGTGTCGTCTGCTGTTGCTGTTGCCATGTCGTTCGCTCCTGAAAAAGTCGGGAGCAAAAGAAAAAGGGCCAGCACCAACCGCGATTCACGCGATCAGCACTGGCCCTCTTCCAGTTGCGTCCCCTTGTCCGTGGCCCCGCTGAGGTAGCGGCGTCCTCGCGCGGATCAGGCGCGAGCTAGGCCATCGGTCAAACTCGGTTTACTGCATCGTCAAGATTCTCGCGGCCGGATCATCCGCCGGCGTCGCCTCGCCTCGCAGAAACGCGCAGCACATCTCGACGAGATCCGCCCGTTCCTGCATGTCGTACAGCGTCAGCAGCGCCCGCGCCCCACGCACCAGCGCAATCGCGATGATGCCCGGCTCGGTGTTGCTCCGATATTTCCGCATCTGCAGCGCCATCTCGGTTTCGATGCGCTCCAGTTGTCTGATGTCTTCCGCGGTGCTGGTCAGTCTCATCGTGTGCCCATGTGCAGGCGCGCGGCCCGCACCCACCGAATTTGCATCCGTGCTTCCCATTGACTACAGCCGAACAGCCGCGCGATCGTCGCAATCCGCCAGCCAAACTCGTCCCGCAGATGCCACATGATCCACCTGGCGAGACTCTGCCGGCGGTACCGTGCGGCCGGTAACGCCCATAACTGATCGACACGGTCCCGGCGAAACCACAACCCACGGACCTTGCCGGCGCGCTTCACCGGCGTGAGCCAGCCCGTTCGCACCGCTTCGCGAATGATGCGGATCGGATCGCCGGGAAACTCCCGATGCGAGGGGCGATTCGCGACCACTTCGCCGAGCGAGATTAGGGGCGCTGGCGGCATTTACTTGACGACCGCCGTGATGGTGTACGTGGCGCCGACTGGCGAACCAGAAGGCCCGGTGATCTTCTCTCGCACGCGAATGCGATCCCCCCACGGACCTTGCCGGGCCGAACCCGCCGCGAGCGATTCCTGTGTGACCGCTGAACCCTGCGTGATGTTCGTCGAGGCCGCGGTCGTCACCGTGGCCGCGACCGCCGCACCGCTCACCATGAAGCGCTGTGTCGTCGCACCGGCGCCGAGCGCATACGTCAACGAGGACACCAGATCGTCCCAGGTGGTTCCACCATCGACGGAATCTTCGAGCCAGATTTGCAACGTCCCCGTCGCCGTGCCGGCCGCGGTGATGTTGATCAGGATGTCCATCTGCTCGAAGCCAATCGGCGGCAGCAGGACGGTGTTCCTGGTCAGCGTGGTCGCAGCCACGCCGGAGACTTGGGACGGCTGGATCGTGATAAAGCCGCCCTGTGCCTGCAGTGGCCGAGAGGCCACCAGCACCAGCAGCGCGCCCGCGAGGATGAGACGTCGCATCATAGGAGTCCTCACAGAATCGTGACCGCGCCACGAATCGGGAACAGGGTGTATTCAATGGTGTACGGCGGCGTTTCCGTCAGCGAGCCGGTCGGCTGCAGTTTGTACGTCACGACGTTCGCGACTGAGACGTCAGCCGTGAACGCCAGCGTCAGCGTGTTGGCCGCTGATACCGACTTCGCTTCGTTCGCCGCGACGTAGGTGATCGCGCCAACAACAACAGTCGCTTTCGCGTTCGCTGAGTACGTGAAGATGCCCGTAATTGTCGCGAAGTCTGTTCCGTCACCTTCGCGCACGGTGAAGATGCCCATCCCGCCGATCATCGACGACGCCGGGACCACAACCGCGAACAGTGCCGTCGCCGAACCATCCACGATCGTTTTCGCCGTGGGATTCAGGAATATTTTGTTCTGCCCGTTCGTGTCATTGACAACACCGTTCGCCAACACGGGCGTCGACAGGTTCAGGCCAACCACCGGCACCAGTGTTGTAATAGATTGACCGTCGTCAGCCACGGTCATAATCGGATGCGCGAGCCGATCACGTAAAATGACTTCAGGCATTCGTCTGCTCCTGTGTGGCTAAGGTCATGGCGACCGCCTCACTTTCCGCGTCGGATCGTTTCAACCGGGCCGTGGCTTCCGCCAGCATGTCGAAGTACCGCGCCGGATGCTGCGTCATAATCTCCGTTCGCAGATCCAGCCCGTGTTCACGACGACCGAGAAACCGATTCACGTCGTCAGGTGGACCGCTCACCTTGTCGTCGATGCCGGCGCGCTCCAGTTCCATCCACACGAAATGCCGGCCGGTTGGTGTACTCAACTGCGCGACGAGCACATTGAAGCGTTCGTCTTCGGTGCGCTGCTCTTTGCGTTTCCCGTACTTCACCTGATCGGGATCCGCTGAGTTCTTCACGACCGCGCGCGCACTCATTGCGTCACCCCTGCGAGCCCGGAGGCGAGCCGCGTCAGCGCGGTATCACCGTCCATTGGGGTTTGACCGAGACTCTTCGCGCCGGCACCGAGGTTCTTGAGTTGTTCCGACTGCGCTTGCGCCTGTTGCTGTTTCGCGCGGTTCTGACGAATTGCCGCGACCGCGTCGTCGTCACGGAGGATCGACGGATCTACGCCGAAGTTATCCGCCTGCGTCCGCGCATAGGCCACGTCGTCGAGGACGTCCATGAGGCCCGGATCGATTTGCGCGAGCGGCAACAGTGTGCTGGTCACAAAGCCTTCGTTGACCCCGAGCGCCGCCATCTTCCGCGCCTGCGCGAGAATCGACACGAACTCAGGAATCAGTTCCACGCCTTCGACGTCCGGCGGCGGCGGCGGAATCAACCTGTGCCGCCACATGATGTGGAACGCGCGATTGATGATCGGCTTCAACAGCTCGCGGCCGGTCGAATCCAGCACCGGGCCGAGCAGCACAAGCTTTTCCTGGTGCCGTTCCTCAATCTCCCGTGCGGTGCGCGGTTGCACCCCGCCCTGTTCGTCCATCTGCTGAATCATCTGAAACAGGTCGCGATACCATCCTTCATTGATCCTGGCTTGCACCCCGTAGATCCGCCGTTCCATCGCCTGCACATCGGGTTTTATTTCGTAGATCGGCTTCATGCCGCCGCGCTCGAAATTGCTCACGTACGTCGTGTCGCCGGGAATCTGCGAGACTTTCTGCGTGCGGAGTTCGGTCGACGCTTGCATCGGCGGATTGAGCTGCTTTTCGATCGCCTGGTCCGTGCGTTTCTGCATCAACTGCAGTTGTCGAATGTCGCCGATCGTGGTCATCGCCGGGCAATCGGTGCCGTAGGTGTCTTCCGCATTCACCGACCACCGCGGCGCCATGATCGGGAACTCCTCGAACCCCGATTCCCGCAGGTACTGCCCGCCGTCGCTGGCCTTCTCGTAGTGACAGGACGCGAAGGGAAACGCTTTCGAGCCAATCGCGTACTCGTCGTCGTCCCCGCGGCGCGGCGTCACGTACCAGCACACATCGACTTGGGTTTCGTACCGACCTTCGCGCCAGGCGTTCACCACCACCCGTGAGAACCGGGACAGATCGGGCGCGGTGCCCGGCACGAGGTTCGCGCCGTCCTGCCCGCCGAACTCTTCCACGAGCTGCCACACGGTCAACGTGTAATCACGGATGAACGTCGCGACTTGTCCCCGGCGATCGTTCCCGAGGTAGTAGCTGCCAATCGGGTACGGGTAGAACGCGAACAAGTCGTCAGGGTCTTCCAGCATCCCCAGCGCGGCCGTGCCGAACGTCGCCATATCGCCGTAAATCATCGGCAACGCGTGGTAGAAGTTCGACAACCCAAGGACGGTGTACAACCGCTGTTCGACGTCGTAGAGCCACGCCTTGACGGGCGCGAACTTCCCCAGCGCGGGATCGGCGACACCGAGCTTGAACCACGGCCGCGCGGGGTTCGTCATGCCCGCATGAAGCCCAGCCCGCAATGTCTGCCACGCTTTGACCTGTGTCGAGTCGATGATCTTGGTGTTCTTCCGGCTGCCGTTGTTGCGGTCTGTTGGCCCCATCCACTTCGGCCGAGTCGGGCAGATGTAATCCGCGCAGTCCCGCCACTGTGTCTCAAACTTCGCGCGCTCCGATCGCAACGTCGCGAACAGCCATTGCAGGCGTTGCCGCTTCGTGATCAGGTCGCTGGTCGGGAGTTCGGCCGCTGGCATCAGTGCTTCCCTCCGACACTCGCCAAGGTAGCCGGCACGATCCGGCGCTGTTCCTCGACGCCTTTGATCGCATCCTTCGCCAATTCAATCAACCCGAGCGCGGTGACCTTGCTGTCGAATTCGCCCGTCACGGACAACTGCCCGGCGTCGTCGAGCGCGATCACGATGTGTGCTTTCGCCATCAGTACCCCAACACCGTCGGCTTACTCGTGGAGGGCGCGCCCGAACCAAAGCCGCCGAGAATCGTTCCGCGTCGCCCGCCACGCTGGGCCATCGCTCGCGCGCGTGCCGCGGCCTGGTTCGCGGCCTCGTACGGACTGCTACCGGCCGTGGGCGGCGACGGTGGGCCACTGCTGCCAGCCGCCGAACCTTTCACCGGCGGCAGTCGCGTAATCCCCGCGTGACCGGCACGGTAGGCCGGATACCCGCCTTGCCCGAGCGCGGTTGACGTGGTGCCCGAGCTCGTGCCGGTCGTGGTGCCAGGGGTCGGCGTTCCGCCCGTGGTAGGCCCAGCCGTCTGGTACTGCTTGGCCCAATCCGAGTAGGGGCTGAACTTACCGTTCGACAAGACAATCGAGCGGTTCGGGTCGTACGTGCCGTTCGGATTGTTCGTCCACGACGGCGCGCCGGCGCCTGGTGCGTTATCCGAGTTGAACACGAGGTCGTAGACGTTCCCGCCGGTGTCCACGAGCGCGTCATTGCTCGCCAGCGTGTTGTTCGCGTGCGTGGTTCTGGCGACGTTGTAGCCCTGCCCTTGGAGGTAGGGGAACAGCCCTTCGAAGGCTTGCTGCGAATAGGGATGCGCTGCTTGGTACTCAGCGATTGCATCCTTGAGCGGCTTGGTAGGTGATGCCATTTAGACGCCCCACAGCTGATCGAGTGACGGTTCCAGTGGAGCGTGTTTCTCTGCACGAGGACGCCGATACAGCAATTCCTCAATCTCTGACATGGAGAGCAGCCGCACCGGCCCCAAACGGGCACCGTCGCCGAACTGATACCTTCGTGGCAACGTCTCGCGCGTCTTCTGCAACCGTTGCTCAGGCATCGGCACACACCTTGATCGACCGCAGGAACCGCCGATCGAAGCTCTCAATCGCATGTTCCCCGACCGGCCAGTTCGTATCCGGCAGGTCGCCTTCATTCGGCGCGGGAGAGTCCTTCAGCCGTCGCTGTTCGTCCTGCCACTGCTTCAACGACATCGAGTGAATCCGGCGGCGTTCCTCTTTGGAAAAGAACGACATCAGCCCCGCCCTTCCGCGTACGGATCCCAATCGAGTGCAGGCTTCCGCGCATTCTGGGCCAGCGCGAAGACACCCTGAGCTTGTGCCGGCATATCGACCAGGCCGAACGTGAGCGCGAGCGCATCGGCCAGATCCGGCGAGCGGCCCAGCCGTTTCTTGACTTGATCTTTCTCTTCAAGCAGAAACTTGCCCTTGCTGAACGTGTAGGTCGGCGTCGTCAGTTCGCCGGTGAGCTCAGGGACGGACGGCAGCGCGCCGCCCCGCTTGACCCATTCAGCCATCGCGAACCAGATTTCCGCGCGTCGGTTCGCATACCGCGGATCGTGGGCCGGTGCCGCGAACTGCACGTCGATCGGGCTGAACCCGTTCGCGCGCATGACGTCGACTGCGCCAGCCGCCCAACCACCCGTGGCATCGAAGAAGGAGATTTCCGCGCCCCAATGCTGCTGGGCCTGCATCGCTCGGTTCGCAATGTCGACCGACACCGACGAGCCGCGGTCGTGCCGCATGATGATCGGCCGGAACGCCGCGAGTCCTTGCCTGGGGAATCCGACCGTGCGATCGTCGCCGTAGCGGGACACGTCCCAGCCGACGCGCTTCTGTGCCCAGCCGAATTGATCGTCGGTCAGATGCCGACCCATCGCGGCTTGCACCTCGTCGACTCCGAGCAGGGAATTGATCGACGACGGCGGGAACTCTCCGAGAATTGTCGCTTTTACCCAGGCGTTGTCTCGGCCATAGAGCCGAATCTGTTCGCGGGCGTTCTCGATGTTGACCCGCTTTGAACGGTTCGGATCGTCCGGGTCACCAGTCACGCGAACGATGTACCAGACGCCACCGTTCTGCGCGGCGTGATGCAGCGCGCCTTCCAGACTCGTCGGGTTGCCGCCCTGTAGGAGCTTTGCCCAGCGATACGCCGACGAGAAAATCTGCTCACCCGATCGCAGCACCGGGACGGGAATGTCGCCAGACTCGTCGAGCGTCACCATGACGTCTTTCGCATGGAGTCCCGACAACGTGCGGCCGAGCGCTTCCTGGTCGGCGCGCTTGCTCCAATTGCGGGCTTCGATGAACCACGTTTCGGGATGGTCGACGGACGAAAACCGCGTCGCCGTCCAGCGGAACGCGAGCTTGAGGTATTCCGACCGGGACTGCCACTTCGACAACGCCGGCCATAGGTTGCCGCTCAAGTTGTCTTCAGTGATCGAGGTACAGAGCCCTTGCGGGTGCTCCCCCTTCGAGCCGTAACAGGCGATGAAGTTGAGGTTCAGCACCGCCAAGATCGCCGTCTTGCCAGGCCCTGTGCAGGCTTGCAGGCTGATCCGCAACTTGTCTGGATCCTGCGACGGGAACACGTCGAACACGCGCTGCTGCCACGGATCGCCGGCTTCGAACTTCAATTCCTCGTACGCGAACTGCGCCGGGTTTTCCCGCCAGCCACGAACCCGCGCGCCGGCGCGAGCGAGGGCGCTATCAGCCACGCAGGACACCAGCAGGACGGCAAAGAGGATGCGCTTCACGCGGCGGCCTCATCGGAACGCGAAGCCTCCAGAACGTCTTCCAACGAGAACGAGTGCTTGTGCTCAACCTTGTCGTGCAACATCCCGAGATGTCGACACAGCAACGTCAGCGCCCCGATCTTGTCGGCCGCGCGCACCTTGACCAGCGAATCCTCGACCGTGACTTCGCTGTCGTCGGTGGAAATCTTGGTGCGTTTCTCGCGCGAGACTTCAACGGATGTGATGACGGCCGCAACATCATCGGAGAACTCGTCCGGTCGCTTCAGTCGGCCGGTTTCATCAAACAGGTTGCGAATATCGGAGAACCCAATACGCGCCAGTTCCTTCAGTACGCGGACCTGCGTCACGTCAGACTGTTCTTCGATCTTGCTAACCTTGACGGTCAGCGCGGCCCGAATGTTAGCCTTGGTTAGCAAACGCGAGGCGGTGACCTTCGCGCTGTTTTTAGCGTAACCAGCGAGAACAGCGGCTTTTGCACCGTTTCCCGCAGCTTCGCCGATGTAGGCGCGGACGAAACGCCGTTCCTTCTCGGTTAGCTTTTGGGTGGGAACTGACACCGCAACAGAGTGTGCGGTGAATGGCTGAGGAACACTAGATGGTAGCGGGTAGAGTCCTAGCTATTCCTTACTTTCCCTGTTTCACGGGGAACACCAACCGTCCGTTGCTGGTTTCTGTCCGACTGGCGACTTGTCTGTTCTTTTTGAGTGACGCGCGCGGTACTCGCGCTGATATTCCGTGTGACACTGGCGACACCATCGCTGGTTTGGCCGGCGCTGGCGCTTACCGCATTTACTACACAGACTTCCAGCAACAGACGTATAGAACTTCTGGACGTGCCAAGCCATCTACCCTGCCTTTCGATCCATGTGACACCGCCGCCGAAAGGCGACGAGCTCGATCACTTCAATTTTCCGCCGGCGCCCGAGCACCAGGTAATCGAGCTGCCGTTCCCGTAACCACTTGTCCAACGTCTTGACGTCCACTTCAAGGTACACGGCCGCGACACGCAGGCTCACCGACGTCGTGGGATGCTCGAGCGGTGCGCGTTTGTCGATCCGTCGTTCCGGGCCTCGTGGCATCGGTGACTACTCCCGGTGACTACGTTGCGGTAGATCCTGTCCGTCGACGCCGGCCGTCAGCGGTGCGACGCGCGTGAAATCTTCTTGCTTCATCTCTCCCTGTGTGGCGCTGGAGGCGGAGAGGACGGCCGAAAGAATCTCGTCCTTCAGCGCATTAAATTGAGCGATTACGCGGTCTTGGTCAAAGGTCGGCGCTGAACGATACGCATAGGCCACCGCATCAAACTGTTCGCCATCCAACCAGTCAGCCAACCGTTGGCGCAGCGCGGCGAGCTGCTGGCGGGCCTCCGCGAGGGCGGTTTCGGCCTGCTTGGCGGCATGAACAAGTTCTTCCCACTGAGATGCATTTCCTCTCGTTAAGGCATAAGATAACCGACGCAACATCGACTGCTCGTTCTCTCTATAGGCTGCTTCTAACTTTACGAGGTCTGTGAGCTGCTGGTCCTTGGCGGTGAGGGCGTCCCGCAGGGCATCGCGTTGGGTGCGATAGTCATCACGCTGCCACGTCATCACCCTCACGTCTTCTTGCAGCCCCTCCACCGCTCGTGCGTGGGAGGCCACAAGGTCATCCAGGAGATAGTCACGGACGTGCAACATACCCTGCTCGTAGCCTTCCCAATAGGCGCCTAGGCTCGTCGTGCCCCAGCCGCACTCCTCACGCATCTTTTGGACTTGTTCAATCCGCTCGTTGAATGCGGACTGGTCTATCGCCGTCAGGCGCGGATTATCCTTGAACACTGGCCGGTCGTCCTCAGGCATAGGGGAGAGTCCTCACGAGCAGAAAATACAGAACACAGTCATTTAGCGCGCGTGGTCAAATGGGGTGAACCCCTCGCTGACCTACCGCGCCGACCCATGGGGATCATTAGATTCAACGCGTCGTCCACGCTGCGGATCACCGGCCAACTCGTCTCGGCTTGCGCCACGGTCTGCCGCCCCTTCGCCGCCTTGATCTCGAAGGCCCACAGCCCGCCCAAGAACCGCACCAAAATATCGGGCGCCCCTTCCCCTGAAATCATGGTCACGTGCGCCCCGAGCTTACGCAGCGCGTCCACGATGTCCTTTTCGTTCGCATCGCGCTTGCGGACTTGCCCGACTCTCACGCAGTTGCTCCCTGGTGGAGTTGCGCCGATGTAAACGCCGCGACGATGTTGCCGAACAGGTAATCCTTCATGCGCTGCTCGACCGGCAGTTCGTCGTAGGGCACGAAACACGGGTGCTCCCGCTTCTCAGCATCCTTGACCGGCCCGAACGTCCAGCCGGCATCGGCCTTTTCTTTCAACCACGAATCGTGCGAGGCTGACGGCGCAGGCATGATGCCGAGCTTGTGACAATCCAGGTGGAACTCAACACCATTGATCGCTGATGACCGTTGCCAGTCCGGCGCGTTCTCCCACGACGGCTGCGAGTCGTCGCCGATGGTCTGACAGTAGGCGCGATTGGTTTCGTGCGCGATGCGAGCAATCTGTTCGATATTCATGCTGTTCCTTTCGTTGACGGTCAAATCGCGATGCCCTTCTGTTTTCTGGCGTACCGAGCTCGCGCCTTCTCGCTTTGCAGCACTCGACAGTCCCGGCAGTACCACTTGTGTTCCTCGCCTTTGAGCTTCTTCCGTCCGCATCGCACACAACACCCGC